CCCGCTGATACCAGCGCAGAGCCATGTATGCTTCGCACCACCCAGGTAGGTGGCGTCGTTCACGCCGTTGGTGACTGCCGTGGCGTCCGCCAGCGGAAAGTCGGCACGGTTGCCCGAGATGCTTGCGCGCACTTCGGCCTCTAACGTGGTCAGCCCCTCAAAGAAATCAAAGGCCGTGTTCTGCAGCGGCTTCTTGTTGGCGTTGCCCGCGCCGTCGTAGTAGACGAGAGCCGGCACCTGGGCACCGCCCGTAGAGAAGGACCACACATCGGGGCGCGCCAGCGGATTCGGGTCGAGGTCTTCCTGCTGCGGTACCTCGTACTTGTAGGTGACTTCCGCATGGTGCCGGTCGGTCTCTGTGACCTGGGCGTCGAGCATCCGCAGATAGCCGAACTCAGGGTGCGGCGCACCGTGAAAGATGCCGATGGCCGAGATGATGGCCTGCGTCGGCGTCGGCTCGTCCACAGTGACGGCAAACTTGATCTCCGCAGTCGGACTTTCGCCGAACTTGTGCGAGAACGTACGCGGCAGGATTTCACGGAAGCCGATGACAGCCATGGCTACGCCCCCAGGATGTCTACGGGATTCGCGCCGACCCGCTGCAACTCGCGGCGGATTTCCTCGAGCTTGCCAAGTTGCTGCCGCATCTGCTCAATGGCCGGGTCTTCGCGTCCGGTCGCCAAAGACATAAAACGCGACATGCCCTGGCTCGTTCGAACATCGCTCACCTCCAGGGCCGCTTGCGCTGGCCGGGATAACTCGCGGGCAATCTGCTTGCGGATCTCAATTCCTTCGGTAGCCAGATTCCGAAGAGCCTGGCGGGCTTCGCCGCCGTCGATGAGCTTCTTGTCAAAGGCTTCACGCACCGCCTTGAACTGGTCTGCCAGCGTGGTGGCCGGCCGCAGCAGGCTTTCGTTGATTCCGAGGGCCTGCAACTGCCGCTCGCGGTCTTGGTCCTTGGCGGCTTTCGCGGCTTCCTGTGCCAGCCGTAGTCGTTCCTTCGCATCCGCAATCCCCTTGGCGTCGCTTGCACGCTTGGCTGCCGCAAGGGCTTCCTCGGCGGCACGCTGCTCCTGGCCAATGGCCAGCAAATCTTGATTGAGCTGCAGCCGGCTCTTCTCGGCATCGCTCAAGCCTGCCACTGCCAGTTCCGCCGTTCGCTGTCGTGCTTCTTGTGCAGCCTTCTTCGCAGCATCGGCCGATTGCTTCACGGCGTCGGCGTCACGCTTGCGTTGCTCAATCAGTTCTCGCACTTGCTTCGTGAGCGATTGCGCCTCGTCGTTGGCGATCTGCAGACCCTGCCCATACGCAAGCGAATCAGTCGTGAGCGATTCCGCAAACCCTTTGAGGCTGCGAAACTTCTCGAGCAGTTCCGCCGGGACTTGATTCAGCCCGCCGAGCTCCTTGGCAAGCGACTTCACGGCCCCGTTTGCTTCGTCAATCGCCTCCTGGGCCAGGTCTTGCGCCGTGAAGCCCGGCACCTTCAGGGCTTCTTTTGCTTTGGTGCCGAACTCCTCCGTATTGGAGATAGCCAGACGCACGCGGCGGTTGTATTCGTCCATCGCCTGCTTCGGGTCTTCAACGCTGGCGGCGACTTCAGCGCCAGCGTTATCGCTGGCCAAGGCCCACTCAAGGGCAGCACCAGCAACAAGCCCGAGAGCCACAACCAGCAGGCCGAGACCCGTGCTGGCCAGAAGCCCACGAATAGCGACAGCCAAGCCAACAGTCGCGGTTGCAGCGGCACTTGCAGCACCGGCGTACCCAAACGCAGCGGCGGCGGCCGACACGAACACGCGACCCAGTAAAGCGATGCCGGATCCAATGACCTGCCGGTTGATAAACGCCAGGTATCCTCCGATGAGCGGTAGGATGTTGCCAGCCAGCGGAGCGGCTGCGTTGGCGAGAACCTGAAACACAGATCCTAGGTCTTGAATAACTTGCGTCGCGGCCGTCGCCACAGTTCGCACGTCAATGGCCGCGATAAACTCCGTCGCACGCTGGGCAGCTTGCGTCAGGGCCGGGGCGAGCTCGGCCAGTAACCGCTGCGAGAATCCCTGCAGAGTCAGCCGCGTCTTCTCGAGCGAATCGTCCAGCGCCGTGATCCCGGCAATCTGCTGCGGGCTCAGCGAGATACCGAGCCGTTTAGCTTCGGCCACCATCTGCTGCAGATATGTGGCACCTTCTTGAAAGATGGGCGTGAGTTCCACGCCACTTTTGCCGAACAGCGACACAGCAGCCGCTGCCTGCTGGGCTGGGTTGGGAAGTTTTGCGATAGCAGCGGCGACGGCCTCAAACGCCTCTTGCGGGCTGAGCCGCGACAAGTCCCGCACAGACAGCCCCAGGTCGGCGAATGACTTCACAGCCGCCGCATTCCCCGTCTGGGCTTCGCCAAGGTTAATCGTCAGCTTCTGGACTGCCTTGCCAAACGCCTCCAGACTGACGCCCGATTGGTTCGCCGCGAGCGAGTAGCCCTGCAGCACATCGGCCGAAACGCCGGTACGCTTCGCCAAATCGTCGATGCTGGCAACAGCGCCGGCTGTCCCGCCGATGAACTGAGAGAACGCCCCGGCCGCAGCCCTGACAGTCGAGAGGAACGCCCGCGAAAGCTCGATGGTCTTCAGCACCGCCACGTCCTGCGACGTTTTCTTGGCGGCGTAACCCAGCTTTTGCAACTCAACCACGCCGGCGTTGATGCCGGAAGCCATCTGCACCGAAGATGCAGAGAGGTTAAAGCCGAGTGAGATAGTGGCCATGGCTACGTCTTGCCGAGGTCTGCCGCCATGCGGCGAATCGTTTCACGGATCTGCGTTGGGTGTTGCGGTGCCTTGTCTTCGACGGGAATGAACTTGTCGGGATCTGGCACAGACTTTGAGTGCGGTGTCAGGACTGACGTGACCACCATCGCCGTTTGCTGCCAAGTGTTGTCCAGCGGACGAAACCAGCGGCTATAGGCAATCCACTGCGAGAACTCACGGGAGTCCATCGCGTCGATTTCGGTGATGGTTTTCTTGAGGTGTGAAGCCAGGGCGAACTTGAATTGCAAGGTCGGCCTGGCGTTCATTCCCCCGCCAGTTTCTTGATCTCCTCCTCGGTGAGTGCGTTGTGCTTCAGGGCTGCGTGCCAGAGTTTGTGCATCACGTCGCTCGACCGCCGCTTCAGAGCCTCGACGCCTTCGGTGCCGGGGTAGAGCAGCGTGCCTTTCTCGTCGCACAGCGTGCGGCTGAGAAGCTCTGAACGAAAATCGGGAATCGCCTTGCCTTCTCCGTCGAGCAGCTTCAGTTCGTAGGAGTCACGGTCGCCAACGCTCATCAAACGGATGCAGGCGACGCCGTCGCCACCCAACTCAGGAGCCTGCACCTTGATAATCTTGGCGTCGTTCGCGGCGTCGATTTGTTCTCTGGTCAGCGGCATGATGATTACCCGTCGAGGATTTTGAATGTCACGCTGTAACGGGTTACGCCGTTTAATTCCGGCGAGACATTCAGGCCGATATACACTGCCTTGCATGTCAAGCCAGCACCGCCACCGCTGATGGTCAGGTCATTCCGCAACCCGTAGTTGGCCGTGGACATGCCAGCGCTGCCGAGGCAGGTGAGCGTCACGCTGCCGGCATCGTCTGTCCAAACGACGCTGCGGCCCTTCGGGGGAGCACCGCAGTAGGACCACGCCAGGTCCGTGACCTCGGCAAACGTCGTGCTGCCAAAGGTGGCGGTGACGCCGGTGCTATACGTGGCCACGGAACCCTCCGAGGCTCAGGCCACCTGGAACGAGGCCGAGCCCTTATTGGAGTCGTTCGTCGCAAGCGTGATGGTGGACGACCTGCACGTAGCGGCAGCCGAAAGCGTAATGCCGCCCGTAATCACCAGCGTGCCAGTCACGCCCTGAGCAATCGGCGTTGCGCCGGCGTTGGGCAGGTAGTCGATGGTGACTTCCTTGCCGGTATCGCCAGCCGAGCCCTTGAGCGGGCGCGACATCGTGAGCACGGTGGAGCCGGCAGTCTGACCCAGGTGCGAAACGTCGATGTTGTCGGTGGCGTTGTTGTCGGCCACGGTGTACGTGATGTTCGTCACCGTGTACACGACACCAGCGAAGGTAAACGTCGAACCGGAACCATCATGCGGGGTCGCGGGCATGCTTTAGGTCTCCTGCCAGAACACGTCGTACTGCTGGGTGATTTGGAACGCCGGCGGAAGTTCCGCCCCGCCGAGCGTCACAAAATCGTCGCTCTCCTGTTCGAGCGACGTTTGCTTCACTTCTGTATTGTTAGCCGTGCCCCCGTACCCATCCAGAACAGACCGCATGGCATCCGCCACTTCGCGGGCTTGCTCATAAGTGGTGCCGAAGATGCTGTACTCCACGCTGGTGACGGGCATGCCAGACGGGCCGCCGAGAGTCTGCTGCCGGCGAATCGCCACCCGCCGCCAGGTCACGAACGGCAGCGCCGCCGTGGCCGGGGCGATGACCGGGTAGACGCGAGAGCCGATCAAGGCCGAGACGGCGTTGTTGGCCACCAGGGCGGAACGCAGAACGGCTTCAGGGGATTTCATGGCTAGAAGCCTCCAAGGTCGCCAAACCGCCGCTCGGTCTCTTTCACGGCTCGCGTGAGGGCCTTCCGCATTTCCACGTCGAGGATGCTTTGCATCTGCCCCCTGGACTGTTGGAACGCCTTCTGAAGTGGATGCCTGGCCGGCGAGCCGGCGACGGTTCCGGTGGCGATGAAGTCCTTGGGGTACTGACCACGGCCGGCACCCGTGAACTTCCCCCGCCCCTTGAACGATGACAGGATGGCACGCGGGCTGGCCTGTGCCTTGCCTCGCAAAAAGAACGTGTTGATGCGGCCGTTCACAACGATCCGCTTCCGGCCAAGCTTCGTGCTCTTGCCGGCCGTCCTCGGCTTCGTGCCGTACTCAACAAGGTGCGAGTGGAATGCCCTATTGGGCCCCTTCAGCACAGCGCCGCCTTCAAAGGCCGGCGTGGCACCCTTCTGGCTCCCCATTCCTGTTGGCCGGCGGAAGCCAACGACAACCACGCTGACGGGAAGCTGCGCCTTGTTGTTGGTGTACTTTCGCTCTGCCTTAGTGACGCTGGCCGCCAGGTTGCCCGTCACCTGCCGGATAGACCCTGCCTGTGCACGAAGTGCTTCCTGCCCTGGCTTGGCGGCCTTACGGAGAGCCCGCATCTGATACTTCAGGCTGATGTCGCGCGGCAGAAGCCTGATCGCCGCCACGATGTCATCGAGCACAGTTATGCCGTACGCGGCCTTTGCCGACTTGCCAGTGCCGACAGACAGCCTGACGAGCGAAGGCCCTTCGGCAAAGACGCTAGCCATCTCGCGTCTCCTGGCAGATGGCTTCGTGCCTGCGGCGGTTGTCGTGCTCGAGCAGGCTGACGATTTCCAGCGTGCGATTCCGCCACGCAAACCGCATTTGTTGATTGAGCCCCGGCAGGTAGCGCAGTTGCACCTTGTGCGTGACCGTCACTTCCTGCTGCCCGGCCGCCAGGGCTTCGCGCGCCGACACTCCTTCCACGCTCGCCCAGACGGCAGTGCTGTTCGCCCACGCCAGCACCGTCTCGCCCAGAGCGTTCGTCGTGCCGCTGGCGATTTGCACCGTCACACGCTCACGGAGCTTGCCGGCGTCAATCATCGGTAGCTGCCCCAGCGTTGGGAGTCAAGAAGGGATTTGACGCCAAACGGCACCTCGGTGCCGCCCATGTTGTCGGCCGACGCCCGACGCTCATACCACGTCCCGATAAGCATCAGCATCGCGTGCCGAATCGCTGCGGGCACGCTCGTGCCGCTGGGGCCGTAGCCCGCCCACCACGTCACGCTGACGCTGTTGTCATCCTGGCGATGCGGCGGCCAGGTCTGGGCGTAGTTCGTCTTCACCGCCCCCGGCGTGCTCGCCCGGTCAACACGAAAGAGGTTCGTGCTGTAGGTCGCCGTCGTGCCGTCCTCCAGCGTATATGCCACAGTCACCGACGTGGCCGTGCCACTGCTCACCACCGGCGGCCTGGGCAGTTCGATGTCGGACGTGCTGTCCACGGGGAAACGGTCAAACCGCATCACCCACTGGGTATGCACTAGCGTGCGGTCAAGGTATTCCTCAACCCACTCGCGGGCCGCCGTGATGAGCATGCCGATGTACGCGTCATCATCGGAAGTATCGACCCGCAAATGGGCCTTGGCTTCCGCGAGCGTGACGGGCTCAACTGATGGGCCGGTCTGACGGGTCAGGCTTCGGTACTGCACGGCGTCCTCGTTTGCGTGGCGTGGCGTCGGCCGTCTCGGCCTGGTGCTCGATGGTCGCTGTCTCCAGCAGTTCGCCCTGCCGGTCCTCGACGGCCACCCGTTGTGCGATTAACTGAGTGGCGAGCCCACCC